ATGGTATCGCAACTGGTATGCGTTTCGTAGCTAACGTCTATGGCTTCGATGTATACACATCCAACTACTTGAAGACAGACGTAGTTGATGCTGCCTTGCTTGAAAAAGATGGCACAACTGGTAACGACTTCTCAAGCAATGCTGGTGTTGCTAACTTGTTCTTCTCTGCTGATGCAGGTGCTAACCCGTTCGTTGGTGCATGGCGTCAAATGCCAGAGGTTGACTATGAGTACAACAAAGACAACCAACGTCACGAGTATGTAACTACAGCTCGTTACGGTGTTAAGAAGTACCGTCCAGAAGGTATCGTTACAATCGTAACTAACCCTGCTGTATAATACTAAAGGGTGTCCCTTAACGGGGGCACCCACTAACTTTTCTATTGACAGATGCTTCAGACCCCTGTATAATTTCTTTACCTTGGCAGGGCCACTAGTATATATCCCCTACGGAGATTCCCCATGGCTAACGTAAACCACTCCACTCTTACTGATCCCTACCTGCACGAGCCTAAGGGTGTCTCTACAGCTTCTTCTGGTCAAGTCTACATGGCTAACGGTTCAGGTTCAGGTACATGGACACCTAAAGAGAACCTTGTTGAACTTTCCCTAGAAGGTTACATTGAAAATATATCATCTGCGTCTACAGTTTATGTTCCTGTTCCCTTTGCTGGAACGGTTATGAAGGTAGTCACAGTTCTTGAAGGTGCCATAGGTAGTTCAGATGCTACTATTACGGTTAGTGACGCAGCAGCAGCCTCTATGGGTACTATCACGGTAACTTACATAGGTTCAGCAGCTGGTGACGTTGACACACTGGTACCCTCAACTAACAACACAGTAGCAGCAGATAGTTTTATTACCATAGCAACAAACGGTGCCTCGGTTAACGCCGCATCACTTCGTTTTGTAGTAGTACTGGATAGAACATAATGAAAACTACACTCTTACAGATCGTTCAGTCTATCCTTAGTGATATGGACTCAGAGGGTGTCAACAGTATTAGTGACACAGTTGAGGCACAGCAGATTGCATCAGTAGTTGAAGATACCTACTACAACATGATTGCAGCTCGTGACATACCTGAGCATAACAAGCTGATGTCACTTACAGCAATGGGTAACTCAACTAAACCTACTCACTTCCGTTACCCAACTAACACCAAACATATTGAACGTATCGAATACAACGTAGGTACAGCAGAAGATAAGAACTTCCGTGTCATTGACCTTGTAGACCCTGTGGTCTTCCTTGATCGTATGGACGAAGACGACTTACTTGTAGAGACATATGACGGTAACCTTGACATCTTTGTCACCTCTAACGAACCACCATCATACTATACATCATTTGATGACAACTACATCATCATGAACTCATATGACTCCAGCATCGACAGTACTCTACAGGCCAGTAAGGTCAGAGCCTTCGGTTCTGCTTACCCTACCTTTAGTCAGACAGATGCACACCAGCCTGACCTAGACAACACAATGATGCCACTCCTGCTAGCTGAGGCTAAGTCAGCTTGCTTCTCCTTGTTTAAGGGTGGTTCAGACCCTAAGGTTGAGCAGTCAGCTCGTCGTCTTAAGTCGTACATCCAGAACGATATGCACAAGAGTAGTCGTGCTAACATCAAGAACAGTTACGGGAGAAAGTAATGGTTGAGTTCTTTCATGACACACAGAACCAGACGTGTGTATGTAAGACTGACAAGATGATATCAGCCATAACTATCTCTAAGGAGATCGGTGGTTACTGTTTCTTTGTCATTACTTTCGAGAAGGGTAGTGTTCCTGCTGAACTAAAAGGTAGGTATTCAAGCATACCTAAAGCCCAAGCAGCAGTTGAGCAGTACCTAAAAAACAAACGTAAGTCAGATACAGTTCGTAGGAACGAGTTCAGTGAAGACTTCGACAAACGTAAGAAGGTAAAAGATGCCGCAAAGTCTAAATCAAAAGGCAGTAAATAACTTCGTTCGTGGTCTCATTACTGAGGCTGCTGAACTTACGTTTCCTGATGGAGCCTCTGTAGACGAACTAAACTGTGACCTTCGTAGAGATGGTACACGTAGACGCAGGTTATCTGCTAAGGTAGAAGGCAGCAATGTGTTGTCTTCTTTTACTTTATCTGACACAGAGATCTTAACCACAGGTTCATGGACCAACGTAGATGGTAACGCTGAACTTGAGTTCCTTGTCATGCAGAAGGGTTCTATCCTTTACTTTTATAACAAAGCTGATCTACCTTACTCTGACCAGTTAGTGTCAGGCTCTATTAACCTTGGCTCATTCGAGTTCTCAGGTTCATCAGGTGCTGAGACAGCTAAGTGTCAGTTCACAACTATCAACGGTACACTCGTTGTTTCATCTTCAGCTATTGACACCTTATCTATTACATACAACTCAGGTGCAGGTACCTTTGCAGCTTCTAAGATCGACTTTAAGATCAGAGACTTTGAATGGCAGGGTGACACATCTGAGTACTACGATAACGACAGCACCCCATCTAACGCACGTAAGTACGATGCACAGAACGCAGGCTGGAACGTAGGTAACGGTTCACCCTCTGATCTAACCAAACGACTCACACACCCTTGGTATGCAGGTAAGAATGAAGACGGAGCCTATAGCTCATCCGAGTGGGAACTGATCTACGGTGGTACCACACTTACAGGTAACGGCCACTACATCCTTGACTTCTTTAACAAGGTCCGTCCTTACTTAACCACTGAGGTTGAGTCTTCACGTTTCCGTTGTGTTGAATCCTTCTCTGGTCGTGTGTTCTACGCTGGTCTAGACAGTGCAGAGAATGCAGGTAAGATCCTCTTCTCTAAACTCATGGATACAACCAAAGACTTAGGTGTCTGTCACCAACAGAATGACCCCACCTCTGAGTATATGCCTGACCTTCTGTCAACTGATGGTGGTGAGTTCAAGATTCCAGATGCTGTCAATATCCAGAAGCTCTATGCGTATCAGTCATCCTTGTTTGTCTTTGCTGAGAACGGTGTATGGGCTGTCACAGGTGTTGACGGTGTGTTTGACTCAGCTAACTTCGGTGTTAACCGTGTGTCTCGTATCGGTCTACTACAGCCTGACACCTTTGTATCAGCTGATGGTGTTCCTTTCTGGTGGTCACGGTTTGGTATTCATACTCTACAGACTGACCCAGTGTCAGGTCAGGGTTCAGAACAGAACTTAACTATTCCTACAATTCAAACATTCTGGGATAGTATTAACACAGACGCTAAACTTAAGGTTACAGCTACATACGACAACATCAACAAACGTATCTACTGGGCTTACCCTGATGATGGTGAAACTGTCACATCAAAGCTTAACAACTTTCTTATCTTAGACATTCCACTACAGGCTTTCTTCCCATGGAAGGTTTCAGACCAAGTGTCTAGCACTGACAGTATTGTTGGTCTAGCTTTCTACTCAGGCTTCGGGGCTAAGTCTCTTGAACTTGATGTCACAGCTAACAACGGTGCTGATGATGTAGTTCAGGGTAGTGACGACATTGTATCCCTTCAGGTGTCAAACTTTAACACAGGTGACCCAGCTGTTGTTCTCATCATACGTGACGGTGCAACGAACAAGATAACCATGGGTGGTTTCACAGGCACTGACTTCTTGGACTGGGGTGAGGCAGACTACTCCTCCTTTGCTGAGACAGGTTATGACTTCATTGGGGATCTTGTCACCAAGAAGAATGCACCATACATTGTGGTTTACTCTCGTCTTACAGAAGAGGGTTTCACAGGTAACGAGAATGATGGGTATGAGTCAATTAGACCATCATCCCTCAAGGTATCCACAGCTTGGGACTTCAAGGAAACGTTCGGTACATCTCAGGAAGCTTACAGACTTAAGTACCCTGTAGTTGTTAACCCAAGTGACCTAACTGACTTTGCATATCCTGATGACGTTATCACTACACGACTTAAAATCAGAGGCCATGGCCGATCAATGCGTATCAAGTACGAGAGCACAGAAGGTAAAGACTTCTTGCTAGTTGGTTGGGGTATGATCCAAGGTAGGAACCCAAGATACTAATGACAGACTACATTATACGAGATTTAAACCAAGAAGACCTGTATGACGTACTACACTTTTGTAAGAAGTTCTACCGTAAGGCTGAGTTTGAATCTCTAGGTAAGCTTGACCAGAATAAGACCCTTCAGTTTCTTGTTGATCACTTACAGTCTAACGAGTCCTTGATGAAAGTAGTCGAAGTAGACGGAGACATAGAGGGTTTTGCTTGCTTCAGTGTAGCGGCTAATCCTTTCAGTCACACAAGCATAGCCTACGAAATCTTTTTCTGGCTAGACAATAAGAACCCCTTTGCAGCTAAGAAGATCATAAAGGAATATGAGTCTTGGGCTAAAGCCAAAGGATGTGCAGCGGTAAGGTTTGGCAGCATAGCCAGCCTAGGTGACACAAGGTTTAACAAGTTTATCAAATCAATGGGTTTCGAGAAAAAAGAAACCTCTTTCATAAAAGGAGTCTAGTATGGCTTTCGTAGGAGTATTAGGAGCAGCCCTCTCAGGTGGCGCTGCGGTTGCTGGTACAGTTGGCGCTGCCGTTATTGGGGGAGCAGCCATCGCAGGTACCGCAGCTGGTGTTGTTGGTACAGCTAAGTCAATTAGAGCAACCAAGAAGGCCTCTCAGGCAACTCAAAGAGCAGCTGATACTCAAGTACAGATGCAGAAAGCACAGGCTACTCGCCAACGCCGTAGCTCTATCAGGCAGGTTTTGTCACAACGTTCACAGCTTGCTGCTAGAGCACAGGCATTGAACGTAGCTGGTAGCTCAGGTGCAGCTGGTGGTCAGGCTTCTATTAGTTCACAACTAGGGGCTAACCTTGGCTTTGGTTCTCAGATGTCAGGTCTTAACCAACAGTACACAGGCTTAACAGCTCAAGCATCTGCTTTCTCAGGGCAAGCTGATCTATTTGGACAAGTAGCTGGTCTTGGTTTTGGATTAGCTGGTAGGTCAAAACAGATCGGTAACATCTCTCAGGAAATCTTTGGTTAAGAGAAAGACAATAAATGGTTAATCCCCTAACACTAGAAGACCAACTATTTAACGAGAGTTTTCTAGTTGATGAGGTTGATCCTACAGCTGAGGTAGAGGTACGTGACCCTACCAGTCAAGCTGAGCAGGACCGAGCACAGGAAATCTCTATTGGATCAGGCACCCCACTTGATCAGGTTCAGGCTGAGATCATGGCTGGTGATGCTAGCTCTGAGACAGCAGCTAAACTTAAGTCATCTAACTTTGATTACACAGCTGCTATTGACGAAGCCTTCAATGAAGGTACAAGCGTTGAGGACGTAGCTGAGCTAATCAAAGAACGTAGCTTGAAGGGTGAGGACATGTCACTGAGTGAGTATGCTCTCATTCAGAACCTTATGGTCAATGCTAACTCCCTTAACAGCTATGCTGCACGTACCATGTCTAACATGGACATCTGGGATAAGCTAGTTTCCAAGGAGATTGAGACCAACAACCAAGGTGCCCTATCTAAGATTGCTACCTTCCTTGATGTTAACGTCCTACGTGAGGTCACACTTGGTGCATTCGAGAATGTAACCTTCCGTTCTAACCGTGAAGGTGAAGAAATACGACAAGCCTTCAATACTTTGTCACCTGACGAGTTCACAGTATGGGCCAAGGAGTATATCGTCGAACGTAAGGACGAAGGTATCTTCTCACGTGACAGTATCTGGAACCTATACAAGACAGCTAACGATGCTACGTACCTAGGTGATGATCCTATGGCTGGCCTCAATGCTTTGTTCGGGGTAGCTGACATAGCAACCTTGGGTGCAACTAAAGTTGTGTCAGGTTCTGTCTCCGCAGCTAAGGCTGGTCTGACTCAGGGTGCTGACACAGTAGGTACCCTCCTATCTTTGTCAAAGGCTCGTAGGCCAGTGGACAAGGTAGCTGTACTAGGTGACGATGTAACAGCAGCTAATGTAATTACCAAGACTGTTGATGAGGTAGGCGTACAGGCTGACGAAGCCTCAGCTGGCCGTACAGGGCCTCAAGAGCTAGACCCTGTGCAAGGTCCACCAGCACGTCCATCAGGCGTTACAGTGCGTAATAACAGCCGTAAGAACACTATCGTAGAGAAGCTCGAAGAGATGAACCGTAGAGGTTCCTTCGGTGAGTACATACCACGTCCAACTATTGAACTTACAGCTACTAACATCGCAGAGAAGATTGCTAAGTCAACCAACAATGTAGTGGTAAACAGTAAACGAGTAATCGACGAAGGTTCAGAGGACTTCAAGGTTGTAGTTCGTATGGGTAAAGACGGTTCAGGTGCACCGTTTAGCCGTAAGATGGATGCTCAAGCTATTGCTGATGCTGACCCTAGCCTATCCGTTGTCAAACGTGAAGAAGGTCGTGGTTGGTTCGTTGAAGCTGAGGAACGTATTAACGTCTTAGGTCTACCAGAACAAGCTGAAGTGTTTAACAAGGGTGGTTTCGTTTCTGATGTCATCAACAAGGTCTTCGGTGCATCATCTATCCGTCTTGGTGACAAGCTAGGGGCTAAGTTCCTACAGGCTGAGGCTGGTCAGGCACTTATCGGTGAGACATTCAAGCCATACCAGAAGATTATCCGTAAGGTTAAAGGCAAAGAGCTAGACAACCTAGCTGATTTCTTTGAACAACTACGTGATGGTGATTTGTCACACATGCGTCTAGCTCCTGACAGCACTAGCTTCGAAAGCCTATACAAAACTATGTATGGTACTAAGCCTAACAAGGCCACAGTAGAAGCCTATGATGCACTACAGGACATCAACGATGCTTCATGGCACCTCAAGTCATCTGAACGTCTTAAACGTACAGTAGCTGAGGGTGGTGTTTACGCTGACTTCACAGATGACTTCGGTGATATTGTCTACCGTGTTGAAGGTAACAAGGTTAGTGTACCTGAGGATGAGTTAGTACTTGATTTACTTACTGGTCGTTCACTCAAGAAGGACCAACTAGGTTCTGACCAGACCGTATTCAAGGTACCTAACACACACTTAGACCACTTATTTGTCACTAACGTTAAGGCTACACGTGTACTTGAACGTGTTGACGTGATGCCATACAACGTTGGTGGTCCTCGTACCAATGCTGAGTTCCGTTGGTTCGTAGGTACAACTAGAGATCAGACACTGGTCTCAGGTAACACTATCTCAGGTGGCTTCAAGACAATGCTCGGTTCCTTCGGTAAGGAACAGGCTATGAAAGCTGTTGATGAACTTGACAACATCACAACTAAAGTCAAAGAACTTCTGCTTAACAACGGTGTTGGTGACATAGCTAACCTTAACCTTAGCAAAGCTGACTATGACGAACTTGGTGACGTTATCCGTGCTAACAACACATGGAACAAACACGTTACTGACCTAGAGGACTTACAGAAACTAGCTGATGACTATGGCTTTAGTTTCCGTGAGTCATTCGTAGGTAAGGCTCGTGACGAGAAGGTGTCAATACGTGAAGCAGGGGAAGATCCAGCTGCTGTAGGTACTACCTTCGGTGAGGTTGTTGGTCGTCGTCTAAACAGTAAACGTGGTGACACAGTACTCATGGAGTTCGGCGGTAAGAAAGCTACCAACGATAACCCTATGACAGCCATTGCTGACCAGTTCGGTTCAGAAACCTTTGGTTATGCTAACCGTGCAGCCTCACAGAATGCACTTGTTGGTTGGGTTAAGTTAGCTGAGAATGCTGAGGGTACCGTAACGTTCCCTGCTGGTGTACCTGAGAATGATTACCTTAACCGTTTCCTAGGTGCCAAGGTAACTAACACAGGTAAGTACAACGACTTGGCTGCACAGCTACGTGAGCAACAGGATGTTATCAAACGTCGTCTGAACCAACCCACATGGCTCAGTGACAAGTGGGACAGCTTCACAGCTGCCGCTACTGAGGCTGTATTCGAGAAGACTGGCTCCAAGAAGTTTGACTTCACTAAGTCAGACCCTAGCTCACAGCTGCTTAAAGTTGGCTTCTACTCGAAGTTTGGTTTCTTTAACCCTGACCAGTTTATGCTTCAAGGTATCCATGCCTTGACTATCGTGGGTATTTCACCTGTACAGGGTTCTAAAGCTCTAGGCTTGACAACACCAATAGCTATGATCAATAGCCTAGGTGACCCAGCTACTAGGGCTATGGCTATCAAACGTCTAGCTAAGGGTACAGGCTTAGATGAAGCTGAACTTAAAACTCTTATCCAGTATATCGACGAGAGTGGTCGTAACATTGTTGACAACCAAGTAATAGAACTTCAGGCACCAGCTAAGTTCGGTGCAGCTAGCACATTGAAAGGTAAAGCTGGTCAAGCTGTCAATACATTCCTTGATACATCAACCTTTTTCTTTAAGGAAGGTGAACGTATCTCTCGTACTACGGGTTTGATCACAGCATTCCTTGAGCACAGAGCTAAACGACCTAACATTGACCCTCTGTCAGCTGAAGGTAAGACATGGATCACTAACCGTGAACAAGACCTAACATTCCGTATGACATCTCAGTCACGTACCTTGGTACAGAGTGGCCCGATGCGTGTAGCGACTCAGTGGTTGTCATTCTCTCTTCGTGCCATGGAGAATATCGTCATTGGTCGTAACTTCACAGCAGGTGAACGAGTACGTATGGGCCTTGTCATGGGACCGATGTTCGGTTTGACAGGCTTGGGTGCAGGTAAGATGACAGGCTATGTGGTTGAGCAGCTAGGTATGGACCCTCAGGACACAGAGACCATTAAGGTGCACAACCGTATCAAGTATGGTGTTATTGATGCAGTACTGTCTAACATGCTAGGCACAGAGACAGCATATGCTCAACGTGTAGCACCACTAGGTCAGATCCAAGACACATACAAAAAGCTATTCGAAGACGACCTTGTCACAACACTGTTCGGTCCATCAGGTGAAATCGCAGGTGACATCCTATCAGCTGCAGGTAGTGCAATTAAGGCTATGTTCGGTGGACGTACTGAGATGGTACGTGATGACTTGTCACAACTACTACGTAACTTGTCTACAGTTGACAAAGCTGTGAAGATACGTGAGCTAATTGAGACAGGTAATTACCGTAGCCGTACAGGTAGACTAGCTGTTGGTGGTTTAGACCCTCAGGCTGGTGCAGCTGTTCTGTTTGGTGCTACCCCAGCTCCTGTACAGAACTTCTATGACTACAACGAAATGTCCTACAAAACTAATACAGCTAACAAAGAGTTGATCAAACATCTACGTGAGAAAGCTAACATAGCTAATACACTCTTGACAAATGGGGATCAGGCTGATATAGTACGGGGAACTAAACTCTGGACAGAAGTGACCGATGAACTTTGGGCTTCTCCTATGTCTAACCAACTAAAAGGTCAGGCACAGAGAAGTTTAATTAACGTTGCTGTTATCCCTGACATCATGAAGAATGCTATGCGCCTTGGCCTTGAGTACGACGCCCAGCTTCTACAACAACAAACAAATTAAGGATAGAACATGGCTGGATTTGCTGTAGATATTGGTGATGCAGGTGCTCCATTTGAACAGGGTGTCACAGCCCCAAGTGCAACTGAGGCTTCAGCTTCTGCTCAGGGCTTAAACATGATAGGTAAGGGTGTCTTCGGACTCCTTGATGACTATGCAGCTGCAACTAGGAAGACAGCACCCACTGAGGCTAGTGTTAACCGTGCTGGGTTTGCTTCTCTGTCTGAGTCCATACAGGGCACTAAGGGTATGAGTCCGTTACAACAACGTACAGCTGTTAACTCAGCCCTTGCTAGTCACTTCGCACAAGGCTTCGAGGTAGGTGAAGCTGAGTCCAAGATGATCAAGATGACAACAGGTATTGATGTTAACTACCTCAATGCTAACCCTCAGCAAGATGCAATTAACTCCACTATTGAGCAGCTACAAGAGAAACCAGCTTACCTATACCAAGCTGAAGCTGCTCTACGGGCTACTGGTCAACCGTTTACTCAAGAAGATGTGTATACTAATGCTATGGCAGCTGTACAGAAGAACGAGTCAGCAGCCTTGTATCTTGTCAACTCTAAAAACATTGCTGAGACAGAGTTCCTACAGACCTATGTTCCTCATGCTAACTCCTTGTTAGGTGACTTACGTTCCCTAGCCTTCTCAGCCCTTAAGATTGAGACAGAGGGTGGTAACGTACGTCCTGAACAACTCGTAGGTTTGAAAGCTGAACTAACTAAAGCTAAAGCTATCCTAGCTAAACCAGCTCTTGTGTCAGCTGAAGCATACCAAGGTATCCAGTCCCAAGTCGAAACACTTGAGGGTCTACTGACTACTATCATGTCATATGACCAAGACGTTATGACACAAGAGAAGGCTGATATTCTTGAGCCTATTACACAAGCACTCATGAACCAATCTCGTCAAATAGGTGAGACTGACCCAGTACTAGCTCAAGTTCTTTTGTCAGATAACCCCCAGTTCTTGGCAACAATCGCAGCTCAGAAGTACCCTGAGGTAATGAAAAACCTTAGCTCTATTAAGATTGAGGATACAGTGTACACTCCTCTTGACGGTGTACTTGAAACTTCTGACACTGAATCTGTTGAGGCACCGTCTCTACATAACGACGAAGAGATTTCACTAGCTACTGACCGTGATGCTAAGGGTCGTAACAGTGCTATCTCCTTTGCTACAAACCAACGTGTTCGCCTTAGCACTGTAGAGGGTATGAATGACCCTAAGCACCGTGACAACTTCTTAGCTGGTGTTGGTCAGGTTACAGTTAACATTTCTACGTCACCTGTTCTCATTCAACAAGGTACTCTAGATGAGATCTTCCATGATAGTGTGTTCGCTAAGCTTAAGGTTATCGACAAGCTCGACCCTGAGGCTGCTACACTGGCCCGTAACCAACTCAAAGATGCAGTTGAAGCACAGGCTAATATCTTTGCTACGACTATGAAAGGTACGTTCGAGGGTAGCATGTTTAAAGTGACAGGTGTAGGTCGTGTGGAACTTAACACAGACGGTGTACAGATGCCTCCTGCTTGGACTGAAGGATTGGTCCAGAAGAAAGCTGATCAGTACTACGGTGGTAACATCTACAACATGTTCAAGGACCGAGGTAAGCAGCTTAGTGCATCTGAGCAAACAGAGCTACGAGGTAAAGGTTTCTCTGTCACATCTATGTCGACTAAGTACTCTGAGATCACCCGTTACAATGAGAAGTACAAGACGTACATTGGTTACTTCCGTAAGCTAGGTGGTGACGCAAAAGGTATTGAAGCTTTGATACTTGAAGGTCAAGAGCAGATTGCTTCTGTCACGTCTGATGACCTAGCCCAAGTTGGTATCGAAGAAGGTGAGATCAAACGTACCGAATTAGGTAAACAAGGATCAACTCCAGCAACAGCATTCGTTGTAAACACTAGGGAGGAAGTTAATGAAGTACCTATTGGCAGTTTCTTTATCAATCCTTCTAATGGAGCTATTATCCGCAAGACAAGAGCAGGTAACTGATATGCAAGAATTACTTGACTTGTCTGACTACGGTGAGGTTGTTGAGGTCCCTTCTATTCAAGCTGACCCAGATAATCCTGAGGCTTTTGGTGGACTACCT